GATAGATTCTAATTAGTTAAATAATGGCAGCATATATTAGTAACATAGTAATTGATGCTGGTGCTGACTTTGACCAAATTTTCAATTTAGAAGATTCGGCAAACTCACCTTTAGATTTGACTGGGTTTACAGCCACTTCAAAGTTAAAGAAACATCCTGCTTCATTGACTGATAAGGCAACATTCTCGGTGTCTTTTCCAAACCGAAGTCAAGGTCAAGTAAAAATTGCATTAGGATCATCAGTTACATCTGCCTTAAAAGCAGGTAGATATAGTTATGATGTATTATTAAATGATGGTTCTGTTAAAACTAGAATCGTTAGTGGAAGTGCTATTGTTACTGCTGGAGTTACTACAGGTTAATTAATATGGCTGATATAAAAGTCAGAGTCGGTTCAAGAAATGCCAATAAAGTTATATCCACAATATCTGGTAGTGGAGGAACTTTAGGTGGATTATCAGATGTTGATATATCTGGTGGTCTACAAGATGGAATGGTATTAGTTTTTAATGCAGCAACAAGTAAATTTGAAGCAACTTTAGAATTAACGCCAGGAGCAACACAAAATTTAAACATTAATGGGGGAAGTTTTTAAATGGCCAGCATAATAAGAACAAGAAGATCGACTGGCACTGCTGCACCTGCAACCATAAACTTTGGTGAACTTGCGGTTACAGTTTCAAATGGAACTCAAGGAAATTTAGGTGGAAGATTATTTGTCGGAGACAATACAAGTCCAGATCCAGATCCAATAGTGATTGGCGGTAAATACTTTACCGATATGATGAGTAATACACCAGGTACGGTTGCTGGTGGTGCGAATGCTAATGCAGGTACGTTATCTAATGGATTTATACCAATACTTAATAGAGAAAACTCAGGACATCCAGGTGGTGGTTCTTCAGGTTTTGGGGAGGGTAGTAGTTCCGTAGGAAATTTACCAAGAGTTAATCAATGGAGTGTCAATAATCTTACAATCTCAGCACCTGGTGGTGGAACTAAAGCAAATACAATATATTCAAATAACACAGATGGAGACATAATTTTTGTACCCAATGGTGATGGACAAGTCATTATTAATGACGATACTAAATTAACATTTGGTGCAAGTGAAGATGCAAGTATTGAATATGACGAAGATGGAACAGATAAGGTTCAGGTAACTGGTGCACCTTGGGTATATAACGGAGTACCTCTTGAAATAATTACTCCTCCAGGTGGTGGTGAATTCATTGTTGATAATATTGGTATTTCTTCTAATGTAATTAGATCTAAATCTGGTGGTGGAAATACGATATTTATTGATCCATTTCCAGACGGTTTAGATAGTGATGGAATGGTAATAATTAAAGGTAGTTTACAGGTTGATGGAACAACCACCACAGTTAACTCTACAAATACAACATTAAATGATCCAATAATGAATATTGGTGATGTTGTAAGTAAGAGAACTGTAATGGCAGTTGTTGGTTCTGGAACATCTTCAATCACTCTTGATTCTATTGTAGGTATTAACACTGGAGACCAAATAAGTGGTAGTTCCTCATTACCAGGTGCAGGTACAACAACCATACACTCTTTTTCAGGATCATCAATTTTCATTGACGGACAAACAACTGCAGGTATAACATCCACTACTCAACTGACAATTACTCACGGATTTGACACTAATACTGATCGTGGTATTACTTTTAATTACAATACAAGCACTGGAGTAGCAAATAATAAACTTGGATTTTTTGGATTTGATGATAGCAGACTTGCAGCTGATGGTAGTAGAATGTGGACTTATGTTCCTGAAGCTACTAATACTGGTAACGTTATAAGCGGTACAAAAGGTTTCCTAGATATACGTGGAATATATTTCCAACCTGGTGAATTTGCTGCTGTTGGTAATGGTATTGTTTATGCTGATAGCACTGGTAGATCAATAGTTTCTGCTGGTACAACTGCTGGTATAACTACTTCAAACTTTGTGCTAACAACTGATGCCAGTGGCACACCTAAATGGACAACAACTATAGACGGAGGACAATTCTAATACTATGAACAGTGAAGTTGATGTGAACATTTTGATTAGTCATTATCATAAAAAATTATCAACATTGGTTAATCAAAATTTATTATTGGAGGCAAAAATGGAATCTATGACAAAAGATTACATGGATTTGAAAGAACAATTTGAAGAATTGCAAAAATCCAAAAGAGGAATTAAGAAATGAGTAAACCATCCACTAGACAGGAACTAATCGATTATTGTCTGCGAAGACTTGGATTTCCTGTGTTGGAAATTAATGTGGATGAAGATCAAATTGAGGATTTAATTGATGATGCAATTCAATATTTTCAAAACCGTCATTTTGATGGTTCTGAAAGAATGTTACTAAAGCATAAAATTACAAAAGAAAACAGAGAGACATTAAGAACTGGAATTACCACCACAACAGCTGGATCAACTGTTGGTATAACAACGACAACTTTCGAAGAAAATCAAAACTTCATACAATTACCAGATCATGTATTAGGTGTAGAAAGGGTCTTAAAAATGGATAATAACACTATATCCAGTGGATTATTTAATATCAAATATCAAATATTTTTAAATGATCTTTATTATTATGGTGCACTTGATCTTTTGAATTATACGATGACTAAGACATACTTGGAGGATTTAAGTCGTATTATTACACCAGATACTCAAATAAGATTCAATAGAAAGCGAGGAAGATTATATCTTGATATAGATTTTGAACAAATGAATGATGATACATTTATAGTAATCGATGGTTATCGTCTTTTAGATCCTAATGATTCAACTAAAGTTTACAACGATTTCTGGTTAAAAAAATATGCAACTTCATTAATCAAAAAACAATGGGGAATGAACTTAATTAAGTTTCAAGGTGTAATGTTACCTGGTGGAGTTCAGTTAAATGGAAGACAAATATATGAAGATGCAATTAGAGAACTAGAAGAATTAGAAAATACACTTAAGACAGAATACGAATTACCACCTCTTGACTTTATAGGATGATATTATGCCACTTTCTCCATATTTTTTACAAGGATCACAAGGTGAACAGAGATTAGTACAAGATCTAATTAATGAGCAGTTAAAAATTTATGGGCAAGATGTAGTTTATCTTCCTCGTAAAATTATAAACAAAAAAACAATTATGAAAGAGGTTGTGGCCTCTACATTTGATGATGCTTATCGTATGGAAGCATATCTTTTAAACTATCAAGGATTTGAGGGTAGTGGGGATATTTTGCAAAAATTTGGAGTACAAACTACAGATGCAGTAACATTTGTTATATCAAAAGAAAGATATGAAGATTTTATCAGTCCTTTTTTAACTGGAGATAGTGAAGTAGAATTAGCAACAAGACCTGAAGAAGGAGATTTAATTTATTTTCCTCTTGATAATACAATGTTTGAAATCAAATATGTAGAGGGGAAAAAACCTTTTTACCAATTAAATGATCTCTATGTTTATACTTTAAGTTGTGAGGTGATGGATTATGCACTTGATGAAGATATTGATACAGGAATCCAAGAAGTGGATGAAGCGGCAGTTGAGTTTGGATTCACCACCAGATTGACTATGGTAAGTATTGCTGCATCAACAGCAACAGCATCTGTTCAGTTATCAAAAAATGCTGGAAATACCATTGTTGGTAAAGGAGTTGCATTTATAGATTTAATTAATGATGGAACTGGATATACATTACCACCTTTAATTGGAATATCATCTGCACCAAGTGATGGCATCAATGCAACTGCTGTTGCGATTATGACAAGTAGGTCAGGACAAGTTGGTCAGTCAATAGATCGTATTGAATTAACAAATCCTGGTTTTGCATATACGACTCCACCAACAATTACAATTAGAAGTCAAAATGCATTTGGAACTGGTGGTATTGCAACTGCAATCATAGCAGATGGAACATTAGCAACACCTACAATAACAAACTCAGGTGCAAGTTATGGTGTTGTTCCAAATATAACCGTAAATGCTGTTGGTTTAGATACAAATATTGGAATTGGATCAACTGCAAAAGCAATAGCAATAGTTAATACTCTTGGTGAAATCGCTTCAATCAGATACTCTTTTGCTGGTATCGGGTATACTTTGACTCCTACCATTACAATTGATCCACCAGCAAGAGCTGGATTAGCAACTGGTAATTATCAGTTTAAAGAACTTGTAAGAGGAGTTTCAACAGGAACAACAGCAGTCGTTGCTGACTGGGATAGAGATGATAGGATACTTAAAGTTACTAATGTTGGTGGTGTTGGATTTGCTGTTGGCGAATCAGTAGTAGGCATTGGAACTACACTTTTAGGATCAGATTCAGAATACATTGTTAGAAGTGTATCAGATCAAGATGAGTTTGACAATTTTAATGAAAACATACTTGTAGAGTCCGAAGCAGATTCAATTATAGATTTTTCCGAAGACAATCCATTCGGTGATTTCTAAATAGTTTGGATGAGTCCTGTTTAAGTTATGTTAGGAACCTATTATTATCACGAAATTATTAGAAGGACTATTATAGCCTTTGGTACTCTTTTTAATGAGATAGATATAAAACACCAAACATCTGCTGGTGGAGCGTTTTCAACTGTAAGAGTTCCAATTGCTTATGGCCCAACAGAAAAGTTTTTAGCAAGATTA